AAAAAGCTCACCAGTTTCTTTGTGTCTATAAGTTGTTTCTACTTTTGCTTGTTTTATTTCCATTAGTCTATTTTCTCCTTTAACATATTGAGATAACTAATACCAAATACGACACCATCGGATACCGTGCCAGCTGTAGTATAAGATAATACAGTCCCACCTTCTACAATTAAAGGTAAGGTTAATATTTCTACACTTGTAGCAGCTACTAGTGTTTGTGTATTTACTATCTCAAATGCGTTGTTTTTAATAGTTACAGTTGGCGTATTAGAACCAGATTTATTTGTAACTCTTAAAGATTTTATAATAATAGTTTCGTTAACACTAGGTGCTAACAACGTTACTGTTTCTGCAGCCGTTGTCGTTACACCATAAAATTTATATTGGTTTACTACTGCCATTATTCTAAAAAGAAACTTTTAGCTTCTATCTCTTGTTTAACTTCATCTTGAAATGAAGAGTTTAATTTTGTAATTACAGAGTCAAGGTCCCTAACCAAAGATTGTATATTTTTTTGATTGTATTCTGCTTCTGCTCTAGTTAATGATTCTACAATTTTTGCCATTATAATATACTTGCTAGTCCTCCACCCATAAAACCAGTTCTTCCTCTACCAGTTCTATTACTTACAGGACCACCATCTGAACCAACACCAAACCCTTGTCCTGAATCATATGATTGTTGACCTGAACTATCTAATCCATAATTAGTCGCTCCGTGCACAGCAGGATTATACTGTCTTGCTGATTCTGCTCTAGATGCAGCTGCTGCCGCTGCTGCCGCTGCTTCTTGTTTTGCTTTTTGTTCTGCAGCATCCTTTTCTTGTTGTTTATTTGTTTTATACATTGCAGACGCTTCTAACATTTGTTTATATTGAAATTGTTTTCTTGGGTCTGCTTTTGTTTTAGCTATTGCCTCTTCAATTTCTTCATCGCTCATTGTATCAAAACCAAAACCTTTAGCTAATTCCATTTGACCTTCAAGATAACCTTTACCTGTAAAGTTTTTACCTGTTAAAGTTTTAAATCCACCTGATCCGTCAAACAAGAACCCTTGTTTTGCTAAAGCATTGTACTGTGTTTTTTGAGCATCACTTAATCCAGCAATACCATACGTTCCACCACCTGGACCACGATTTTCTTGTTCGGGTAAAAATGATTTTAACATTCTTATAGGTAAACCCACGTAAGGAATATTTTCTGCAAGGTTGAATCCTTTGTTTCTCATTCTATTAAAAAAACCTCGACTAGGAAAATTACCTATAGTTGTTGTGTATTTAGATTGATCTACGGTATCGTCATAAGGACTATCATATTGTCCCTGTGCCCCGTACTGTTCTTTGTTATCCATTATCTGCTCACCATAATAATCCATTACTTCTTTAGATGGTCTCATACCTGTAAAAGTTTCTGTTAATGCCAACCGATTAAAAGGATCAGCTAAATCAGAAGAAGCTTTGTTATACATAGTTTGTGCGTTAGCTATTTTTCCAGTAGGGTCATTCGATTGAGGATTAAATGTTCTTACATTAACTTCACTTACAGGAGAACCATAACCAAAAGCATTACCGCCTGTTAAGTTGCCACCATAACCACTACCTGTAAAAGCATTAGTTGCCGGTATACCAAATGTAGTATTAATAGCTTGTGCTTGTGTGTTTTTTGGTAAATTAAGACCCAATCTGTATTTTTCTTGTGGAAGATATTGATAGTCTTTGTAAAGTGCTTGATCAGCTTTGTTATAAAATGCTACCATTATCGTCTTCCTCCTGGATGTATATCCAATCTAAATGTTCCAAGTTTCCAATCTTGACTTGCTGCTGTATTAGATACTTTTAAAGCTATAGACCGAGCTCTTATTCTTGTATCTTTTTTAGTTGTACTTGATGTTACATCAAAATTTGAAGTAGTTGAAGAACTATTTGGATACGTTCGAGTAGTAAAACTAACTCGAGTAGATCCTGTTTGTGTAATAAAATCTGGTATAAATCTACTGATTCTCATTATGTATTCACCATCTCCTCTAATGTCTGGCATTCCTACAACCGCTCCTGTAGAAGCTCTTTTCTGTGTAATATCAAAATCACCCGAAGTAATAGAACCAAGAACGGCAGTTGTTACTCCACCCGCATCAACTTGATCGGTCCCTGTTTCTTGTTCATAGTATATTGTGCATCCATCCGTATTACCAATAACATCATAAGAGGTATTACTATCTGGGTTATAATAAGTTGAGTGTGGTTTATTGAATACTGCTGAGTCTTGCCAGGCTGCACGCGGTAAACTACCGGTTGTCCATATAGGTCTTTTAAATACAGGAGAATCTAAATAATTATATGTTACCATTCTATTAACAACATTTGATCCTGCTGTACAATAAAACCAAGTTACTTCTCCAAACAAGTTATTTAGTCCTGCATTTATTAAATCTCTAGATGTAAAATTTATATCATCATAAACATAATCTTCTACTAAACATTGGACTGATTTTAATTGACCATCGTAAGTAAAGAATCCATTTTCTGACATCCAATAAGCTGTACCATCTACTTCAACACAGGCATTTTTACCAACCAATCCACAGTTAGTACCAACTTGTTGAAATGAGAAAGTAAATGGTTGACCTACAAACTGCATCAAAAACAATGCAGTATCCGTCCAAATATAAATTGCATCCCTACCTTTAATGGCTCCCATAATTCTAGAACCATCAGCTAGTCGTTGTGTGCCTGCGGTATTGTTTGCTTTAACTGTGTAAGAATCTGTTTGATCAATACTTTCTTGCGAAGAAAACCTTATAAACATATCGTCTTGTGTAGCACTATTACCTACTGTTGTTTCTGTTCCAAAAAATACTAAGTGTCTATCCGGTGTAGATACTAATACGTGACGTGATGCTGTTGGAGCGTTTGGAATAATCGTAGCTCTAAGTGCAGTTGCGTTTGAAGGAGAAGCATCCCATTCAAAACATGCACCATTATATATAAGAGCAATTAATTTTGTTCCATAATTATCTAAAATCCATAAACCTGGATCAATTGTAAAGTCAGAAGAAGAAGCGTCTCCCCATGCAACGAATGCTGATATATTAGTTACTGTAGCACCGCCAGTGTGAGCTGCTCTTGTAGTTCCGTTAACTGCTCGAGCTCCTCCACTTAAGGTTCCTGTTCCCGTGTCATTGTTTGTAAAACTTATGTCTTCTGTTCCAATTCTAATTTCTCCTGAAGACGGAAACGCTGAAGTGTTTGCTAATACTACAGTCGTAGTAGCATCGTCTGGAAGTGTTGTTGATAATGTAGAAGTTGCTGGTCCATTAGCTGTACCACCATACAAAGCTGTACCCCAACCAAAGCCACCTAATTGTTGAGAAGGTCCTACGTTATAATAACATAAAACAGAAGCACTGTTACCGTCACTTGTAGTTAAAGGCGTTCCTGATTCTGTGCTTTCTGCGGTAATTGTAAAAGTTGTAGCAGTTGGTACAGAGGTAACCATATATTTTATGTCTTCAAAAGTAGCGTCGGTATATGTCGATGAACCAGTTACACCAGTTACGCTGTCAAACATAACAATATCGTCTTCTAATAAACCATGAGCTCCAGTACAAGTAACAGTAATTACTTTTGATGAAGAGGTACTTGTAAATTTAGCTCCTGTTAAAGTTTCTCTAATAGGGTGTATGTCATAATAACTTCCACCAGAATATACATATAAAATTTTATTAGTTCCAATAGCGGCATATTTAATACCGGCGTTATTATCCCAATGATGTAGAGCTCTTGCAGCTCCTGTAAGTTTATCTTGTCCTAATTGAGACCAACCACCTATTTTTTCTGGTGTGCCATATCTAAAACGTACATTATCACCATCAAACCATTGCCCTTCAGCTCCAGTTTCCGTAACTTGTTTATTAAATCCGGGTGCAAAACCTAGTTTCTGTAACATATAAAATCCTGTTTATTAGGTAATATAACAGATTATACTAAAATTCAATAATTAGTATAGTGTTAATGAGTTCAGATTATCAGAAGAACCTATAGTTCCTTTTATAAAAACATTAAAAGATAAACTAACTCTAGTATTATTTCCTTGTTTTGCTGCTACGGAGTGATGAAGACTGGAAGGAAATAACATAATTTGACCTGTCTTTACTGCAAACCACCAAAAGTCTGAATTAAAAGGATTATAGTTATTTGGTGAAGGAATGACAATTGCATCTTGTCTATGTCTATAAAATTTAATTGAATCAGTTGCGATGTCTGCATTCATATAAATAATTCCTGATACTAAAGAATTGGGGTGATTATGTGTATGATGGTATTCATTTTTATTTGTATAATTTAACCATGATTGTGTAATATAAGGTGTAATTTTATCTTTAGGACATATTACTCTATCAAAATAATCTTTAATAAAACCGTTTAATTCTTTTTTAAGAGGACTAAAAACTTTCTCATCCAGAACGTTATAATTTTGTGAACGATTATTTCCTTTATTTTTAAAAAGTTTTTTTTGCATCTTATCAACTAACTTATTTTCTTTAACAGTAAATTTTCTATCTAGTTCTGTAATATAAACAGGAGTAGAGAATAATTGTTGAATTGAGGGTTCTCTCATATTAGTCTAACAAAAAGGAAATCCTAGGTGCCATAGAACTAAACTATGTCTTATACCTTTAGTTACAGGTTTAACACGATGTCTTACAAAAGAAGGAAAAGTAATAATAGATCCTTTTTTTAATTGGTCTATTATTTGTATACCTTTACCGCAACAAGAATCAAAATCCATTTCTAACTCTCCACCTTTAAAATCTTTTTCAGGTTCAGACAAAAGAATTATAGTACTCATTTTTCTAGTCTTACCTCTATAGTTTACATTATGTGTTTCTGGATATGGATCAGAACCAGCATCGCGATGCCAGTTATAAAACTGTCCTTTTTTATATTCTGTAAATTGAGCTGTTTCATTCCAATCCCATTGAAAAAACCATCCTGCAGATCTATTAGCTTCGTGAACTAAGGGATTAATATTATTATACAACAACGGACTTTTTATCCAAGATACTTTAGATTTTCTAACAGATTTTTTTTTGACGTTTTTGTTATCGTCACCAACCAAACCGTCAGCCTGTCTTTGTTTTAATCCTTCTTTTTTAACATCATCTGCAAACCCTTTATAAAAAGGATTAGTGCTTAACCAGTAATAGTTTTTTAATATCATTAAAAATAATTTATGTTAATTACTATTTTAGCTTTTTGATCAGTACAATTAGTTGCCATATGCCATTCATTTGCATCAAACAAAACTAATCTATTTTTTACACAATTAACTTTTGTATTACCTTTTTTAAAAAGTGTATAACCATTGTTTGTATTTATATAATAAATAGCTCCTTTACATTTAAAGGGTTGATCTTGATGATAAATTCCTTTTACTAATTTATGAGTCCAAGGGTTAAGATTTGCTTTTACTCTAATTAAACATTTTGCATCTAATTGATCAAAGAAAGGAATTAATAATTTATCCATGTGACCAGACTTTTGACAATTTAAAAAGAAATGATGTACAAATTGAAATTGATCAATTTCATCTTTTTGATCTAGATTATCTCTAGTCTCATTAAAAAACCATGGAAAAAATGAACTATGCATTCCGTCTCTTAATTGAGCAAAAGTTGCTTGATCTAAAAAATTATCTTTTATTATCATATTGTTTTTTTCATTAATTTAATACTTGGTTTTTATCGTAATGACGTTTCCATATTGTATTAGCTGATATAGATATTCTTTCTCCTTTAGATTTAAAAGGGTAAACCCAATGATGTAAATTAGAAGGAAATATAAAAAGATCACCAACTTTAGGAAAATAAGAAGTAGATGTAACACTGAACGGACGGTGAGGTTCGTTTATAAACACTACTCCACCAGGTCCACAAGAAGTTCCTTTATATGCTTTGTGTTCTTTTTCTAATGCTTTTGGTATTTGTAAATAAATAACAAAAGATAAATCACCGCCTGTGTGAAAATGAGGTGGATTAAATTCTCCGGCTTCCATATAATTAATCCATGCTTTGCCTTTTATACCAATACTACTATTATTAATATCTGCTTGATTATAATATCGAGAGGCTGCATCTAAATAAGCTCTGAAGTAACGATTTAAAGTTTTTTGTAAAATTTCTTCTGGATAAACAAATTCTTTTTTAATATGACCTGCTAAATTTTTAGAATGGTCTTCTTTATTAATTGCATTTTTTAATAAATGTTTAACTTCTTGTTGCGTTAATTGTGTTTTAAATAAGAAAGGACCCCAGTAAGGAAATGTCCATTGAATAATTTGTTTTTTTTTGTCTTTCATGTATTAAAATATATAATATTTTAATATTTTTGTCTATGTGTAATTAGTTTTAAATCCACTGTTGATTATCTTCATCCCACATACAACCATTTAATGGATCAGGATAAGGTATTGGTGGGTCGTACTGACACGTTGTTTCATTTAATACCCATGAAGGATATGGTTTTGGTGCAATAAAAGCATCTCTTGCGGCATCATAAGTATATCCATGAGACGCACCCCATTTTCTAAAATCACCTGACTTAGAATATTCTTTCCATTTATTTCTGTCAGATTCACTTGAATGATTAATTAAATAATCAATACCTGCATCTTCATTAGGAGCTAGTTCATCTGAAAGTGAAGCTAGATCAATTACTATATTAAATTCATCAAGTCTTGCAAAATATTTTGTCATAATTAAGCTATTGCTATAGATCCATTACCTAACCATTTAATTACGGTTTCTCCTGAACCTCCTACGTTTGTGGTTGTTGTTGAAGCACCGGACACAGTTGCTGCTGAAGCTACATCATCTGTAACTCTTAAAAATACAACACCGTCTCCACCTTTGCCACCTTTATTAGTTGCGTCTGGAGTACCACCAGATCCACCACCCAGGCCATCAGTTCCAGCACCTGCTGGAGGAGCACCACCCCCACCATTTGTTCCATTTCCGCCTCCGCCAGTTCCGCCTGTCCCGGCCGTCGCAGTTGGCGATCCTCCGCCACCGCCTCCACCGGCATAAACTACCGCTGTTCCAGTAATTGCATTTGAAGATCCATTTCCACCATTTCCACAAGCCCCACCAGGAGCAACTTGGCCGGCCTGACCGGCACCGCCGCCACCGCCGCCACCTTGGCCCGGATAACCTGTGTTATTTCCAGCTCCGCCGTTTTGTCCTTGAACTGTTGTTGTTTCTGTATCTACAGGAGTAATTGAAGGAGTATTTCCGTTTCCTCCACCACCCGCAGATGAGGTTCCTTGTTGTCCTGGGCCACCGGCACCAGATCCACCATTTCTTTTTGCTAAAGCTGTAGCATTATTACTAAATTGAGAAGTTCCACCACCACTAGATGTAACAGAGAGTCCTGTTCCAATAATTGAACTGTCATTTCCTTTGTTAGGAGTTCCACCAGATGCTCCTCCAGCACCTACAACAACGTTGTAAGTTACGCCAGATTCAAGAACTGATCCATCACTTCCATAATTTGTTCGATAACCACCGCCACCGGATCCACCAGTTTGATAATCTCCGCCGCCACCGCCGCCAGCAACTATTAACCATTGACCTGTAATACTTGCTCCAGCTTCGCCTGCTCCAAATCCTAAAACTTGATAACCAAAACTTGCCATATTTTATTCTCCTTATGCGTCGTTAGCTGCATCAGTAGTATAAAATATTTTTACTCCTAGAACTCTTGATTCGCCAGTAAAAGTATCACTACCATCTGCTGCATCTCTATATAATTGAAAGTAAGTTTGCTCACCTGCTGCAGGAGAACCCGCAACTGTCATTGCACTACTTTCAGATGTAATTTGTTGATCTTCAACTGTTCCGATTCCAGCGTCTGTAACTTCTATTGCTGTTCCATATGCAACATCAATAGTATCATTGTCAGCACATGCAACGCCTTGTAAACCGAATATACAGTTACCTGTATTAGTTGAACTAGGAGACCAGTAAACTTGATAAGTTACTGTTCCTTCATTCCATGATTTTGGCATAGCCACTGTAAATTGTGTGTATTGTTTTGTACCTGCATCAAAATCCCATACTTTTAAATCTGGTCTTGTTGCTGTTGTTTCTACTTGAGCTGCATCTGCAGGGTTAGTTGTTGGTCCATACATTGCTGCAGCTGGAACCCACATAGTTTCTTTTCCTGCAATTTTAATTGCGGCAGTTGCACTTTTAAGTACACCTGATCCTTTAGGATTAATATTAATATCAACATTTGTTTCACCTGTTGATGATAAAGTTGGACCAGCACCTGAAGCAGCGTTTGCTAATGTAAATTCATTAACTGCCGAACCTGTAGCTGTAAGTAAAACTAATTCGTTTCCGCTAGTATCTAAAATAGAAGTTCCAAT